GATCAGATACTTTCCCGCTGAGAAGATACAACTTCCCCCAGCGTGATGTAGGTTCCCGGTACTCGGTTCCATACCGGTATCGATATCATATCCAGGGATCCTCCCTGCGACTTACACCCAGCCCTTCGACGAATGACACGTTGACGGTCTGGTATATTCCAAGCCCGAAAAAATTTATTGAAAAAACCGTAACGGCGATCACCCGCGGAACCTCGACCATGTGGACCGTCGGGAAGAATCATGGCTTTGTTGTTGGAGATAAGATCACCGGCACCGGTTTCATTGATGCCACCAATTATGATGTTGATCAGACTGTTTCTGCTGTAGGTGCAGCCACCGTGACAACGGATCTGGACAGCAGCGGCCTCGCGGATCCGACAACCTTCGGAAACATTGAATCTCGTTTTGATTTTTACAGCGGATGGGATGAATACATTATTTGCGGAGCTGCAATCGACTGCATGGTGAAGGAGGAATCTGATCCAAGTGCATTAATGAAGATGAAGGAAGAAACAAAAATAAGGATTCTCTCAGTCTCTGATAACCGGGACCTGGGCGAACCGGCAACGGTTACCGATATGGCGGTCTATTACACCGATCCTGGATCTTACACCTGGTATTCATAGGAGGCTCATGCCGAATCAAACTTATAAAAATGACCAAAGTTACATGGCAGCAACGACACTGGCCTCCGATGTCACTGGAGACACGATCGATGCTTCAGGGATGAACAGCTGCTCGTTTACTTGCGTGAACAGCAATACTGGTTCTCCCAATGGAAATATTTTTATCCAGGTTTCCAATGATGAATCCGAGTGGGTCAATACAACTGCAACCGCGGCGATCACTGCAGCAGAAACCAATCTTCTAGAGCTCAGTGCTTTACCGGCCAGGTTCGTCCGGATCAAGTATGTGGCAAGCTCGGGAGGGACTGATGCGACGCTCAACGTGGCGTTCACCATGAAGTCATGAGCCGGGTAAATTTTACCGAAATTCAGACAACTGATGAAGCAACGAACCGACTCCAGAAAAACATCCATACAGCACTCAGGCCGCTGCTGCAGCTGCCCTTCGCTGATGGGGTTCATAAAACAGATCAAGCCATCGGGACCGGTGATACGATCGTGGATCATGGCCTTGGGCGTAACTATGTCGGCTATATCATAACGAAGCAGAATGCAGATACTTCAATCTATGTTTCAACAACGACAAACAGTTTTGAAGACCGGCAAATCATTTTGAAAGCAGGCGCGTCAGTGACCGCCGATATATTCTTTTTTTGATATGAGCACCAACATAACAGGCATAGTCAAAAGCACCGTTTCGGTTACACCAGGACCGGATTGGGCGACGAATCTGAACACGTCCCTGGACGCCATCGATGCCCATGATCATACCTCAAACAAGGGCGTCAGGATTGTTCCTGCTGCAATCAATATTAATGCATCTCTGGAATTTAATTCAAACAATGCGCTTGAGCTGAAACAAGTCCAGTTTGATAACCAAGGAAGCCAACCGACCGATCAAAGCAGAGCTCTGTATGCCTTCGGTGGAGAGCTTTATTATCGAGATTCTTCTGGTAACCAGGTGCAGATGACCAATAGCGGATCTATTGCATCAACTGGAGGATTCGTGAATTTAGATGCCCCAGCTTCTGCAGTCTATGTCCCAGGATCAGATCTTTTCCAGCTATGGCATAACCAGGGGGGATCCGAATACGGCAAGCTGGCCATCAGTGATATGTTCATATACAAATATTCAGATGATGGAAGTGGGACCTCGGACAAAGTAGAACTAAAATATACGGCAACCGGATCCAGTTCTGAACTGACCCTTCCAAATGAAACCGGGACCCTGCTTTCGACAGCAACATCATTTGCTGGTTCCATATCCATAGCAACATCATCCAGTAACGCAAACATCAGTCTTTCGCCTCATGGAACTGGGGAGCTGATCGTCGGGAATGGAGGTGCATCCGGGAAGATTTCCAGCTCAGGAGACTTCGATCTTGTCCTTGAAACCGGAAACAGCACAACCGGGAACATTACGCTGACCGACGGATCAAACGGTGATATTACTCTCACGCCAGACGGCACCGGAGTTGTTGCAGTAGCGACAAAATTAAAAGTAACCGGGAACGAAATCCTGGCGTCTGATGGCGGGACTGCCATCACCATGGATACCTCGGACAACGTCACGATCGGCGGAGATCTGACCGTCACCGGTAACGATATCAAAAGCAGCGGCGCAACCGTTATGACCATGAGCTCCGCCAACGCGACTTTTGCTGGAGACGTAACCTTGAACGCAAATCCGACAGCAGCTCTCGGAGCTGCGCCCAAACAATATGTTGACTCGCAAAGTATTGTCTTTGCCATAGCCTTGGGATGATTTATGAGCTCATTTAATAGATATGAAAGAACATCTGCTGGGGATGTTTTTACGGCAAACAGCACTGACGTGATAATAGGGATCATAGTCGCCAATACTCATGCGACGGCGACCCTCCAGTGTGATATCACTCTTTCCGGAACGGACCTGGTCAAAGATCTCAGGGTTCCAGTTGGGGGTGCAGTCGAACTGGTCCAGGGAAAGATTGTCTGCGAAAGCGGCGATGCTTTAGCCATTGCAAACATAGATTCCGGATCAGTGGCAGTCTATGCCTCAGTCCTTGACTCTGCATCATAGGAGATACCATGAAAAGAATAGGAGCAGGATCATTCGAATCGGGTGAGCCGATCGCCGCAAAAGGTGATGAATCGGGAGTGACCGGTCATGTCAGTTCGGTGTTTTCCGGAGTGCTAAGAAACCCAGCGACCATAAATTCAGCCGTCGAAATATCGGCAGATGAGAACTGCGTGGTAGCGGGACCACTGACTATAGGTAGTGCAGGATCTCTGACCATCAATGGGGTTCTTGTAGTCGTTTAGAAAGGAATTATTATGGCCGTAGTTACTTCAAACACAATTCAGCCTGCATCTGGTCAGGCATTAACGATCAAAGATGAAGGTGGTACGGCAAGTATTACTGTAGCCACAAATGGTGAAGCTACTTTTGCAGAAAATATAATAGTTGGCACGGCAGGAAAGGGGATTGATTTTAGTAATCAAACTGCTGGATCTGGGATGCAGTTAGAACTTCTAGATCATTATGAAGAAGGAGAATATCAGGTTACGAGTTTGTCAACGACAGGAGGTGGAACAGTACCAATTAGTTCAAGTTACGATATGCTTTCTTATGTTAGAATCGGCAGTATGGTACACGTTGGGGGGGAATTAATAGTAAGTGGAGCTTTATCATCAACCGATGGAGCATTATTAATTCCTTTGCCGTTTGCAGTTAAAAATAAAACTGAATCAGCAGAAAATTTTAACGGAACTTTAACTATTTTTTCAGTCAATATTGATTCAGGTTGTGTAAGTTTAGCCACAAGGGTAAGTGGTGGCAACACGTATGCGGATATGTTGTTAAGCAAAGATGATGCAGCTTATTCTGCAATCTATGGTTCTGCAATTAATAGCAATTCACGGCTTAATTTTGGTATTCATTATATAACCAGTGCATAAGGAACTAATGGCATTATCAAAAAGAACAATTACAGACAAAATCGAGACTGTACGCATAAAAGACCACTATGTTTTGCAAGTCAGGAATGCAATTCAAGTGTTAGAAGATGGGGATTTACTTTCTCAAAAATTCATGCGTTATATTCTTACACCAGATGCAGATGTTTCCACAATAACTGATCCAGTAATCTTAGCCCAGTTTAATGCGGTTATGACTGACGAAATAAAAGCAAACTACAGTAAATTTCTTGCAGAACAGAATAAAGCATCATGAGTTCTGAACTGAAACTAACGAATTTAAAACACGCTAGTTCTGGCAGTAATAATATTGTGCTGGCTAGTGATGGAAATGTAGGTATTACAAATACTTTAAATGCAAGCGGAAATATTGATTTAAATGGAAACGAATTAATTTTAGATTCGGATGCAGACTCAAGTATTACGGCAGATACGGATGACAGGATAGATTTTAAGGTTGGTGGTTCTGACAAGTTCCAAATCATGTCCGATGGTGCTATTCAATACCAAGGGACAGATCATGGGAAAATGATAATTGAGACGGGACAATCCGGTGGAACTGCAGTTGGTACAACCCATGATTTTACTGTTGAAACTGATACAAGAAACATTGAGGTAATGGCGTATCGGTCACTATCTAGTGGTGGATTTATGTCGGGGAGATATGCGATTTGTTCTTGCGATGCAAATGGGACAGGTTTGTCATTAAATGAAATATGGAGTATTGGGGGAAGTGGTGAAAGCGGAGATAAACCTTCTTTTTCAAAAACTAATGGAACTACTTTTAGAGTAACATTTCATGCCAGTACAGGGTCAAATTATACCCCTGTCCATTATTATATAAGAGTCATAATTTCATAAAAAGTGAATATGTTTTTATACTTTGATGATTCAGGAAAGTTGTTTTTAAATTCAACAAGCCCAAATGCAGGTTTTTTAAAAGATGATAAAGAATACAATACATCAATTAAACATGATGATTTTATTTCAGGTCATGATTATCAATTAAAAGATGGGGAAATAATTGATTTGGGTAAAATAAAGCAAACTAAACCAGAATAAAAATCATGCCTTCGGATCTCCAGATAACGAATATAAAAGACCAAGCAAATGCTAATTCTGCAATTACAATAGCATCAGATGGTCAGATCACGGTTAATCAGAATAATCCTACGCTGACGTTAGGTTCAAATACTACTTTAAGTAGCACAGTTTCTTTAGCAAATGCGACTTTTCCTGCTGGTCATGTGATTCAAACATTTACAGATACACATACTGTAACCGGACCTATAAGTATAACCTCTTCTGATGATTATCTAGGTAGTGATCTTCAAGTTACAATCACACCTAAAGCAACTGGAAATAAATTATTTATTCAAGCATTCATTCATGGCGTTTATAACGAAGGGGGGATCAATAGGGGTTTACATGCCGGGTTCGCTTATGATGCGAATTTTAGTTCAGGAAATGGGACAACAATCGGGCCTAGAGCAGTTATTGCAGATTACCATAACTATATAGGTACAAGCACTGGCATGTTGGGAAATTTAGAATATTCAATTATTGTTACAGTTGGAACTAATGCCCCATCAGCAGGGTCGGCATCTATAATTAGGCCAATTTTTTTATCAAGTAGTAGTAACGTTTCAATTGCCACAAATTCTTCCAGTTCTAAAGGCGTTTTTTCAATGATGGTCATGGAAATACAAGCATGAATTTTAACAAACCAAGCTATATAACTGCTGTCAAAGCCTTAGTAGGAGGCAATATTGGTGGCTATAACGATGGACCAATTGGGAAAATTAAATTCTTTGATGGTCAAACACCACCAACTGAAGAAGCAATTCAGGACAAGTTAAAAGAGCTAGAAGACGAGTACGAAAAACAGGCTTACGCTAGGTCAAGGCTACAAGAATACCCAGATTTACAAGAATGTATTCACGCAATTTTAGATGATGATTTAACTGCATTACAAGCAAAGCGGAAACTGGTAAAAGATAAATTTCCAAAGCCATGAAAACGATTGAGGAAATTGACCAGGAAATCAACCAGGTTCAAATTAAAATTAATGAATTAGCAACCCATCAACAAAGACTTTTAGGCTACCGTGAAGCATTAATCGAAATCGATCAAAATAATGGCACTACAAAAGGCGATGGTTCCGATCGATCTAAGCGGAAGCATTGACACAAAAACTGATGAAAAGCTGGTCCTTCCTACCAATCTTATTGAGCTGGAAAACGGAGTCTTTACAAAAGGATCCGTCATCACCAAACGCTATGGATATGATGCACTCAGCACAACGGTGATCGATGGCTCTGCACTTCCTACCGGTGAGGCATTAAGCAGCCTCGAGGACGAGCTCCTCGTCTTTGGTTCAAATAAACTTTATACCTATGCTTCAGGCCTCGATCGCTGGATCGATCGCGGAGGATTCCGATCGGTTGATGCGACCGCCCAGGATTTGATCCGAAATGAAAACGAGCAGTCTGCAGTGGATTCAGCAGAATCTGGAGGGATCATATTGTATGCCTGGGAAGACAGCAGCGGCGGGGTTCGCGCCAGTGTCGTCGATAGTGCAAACGACCTGGTCGTCTTGGAAGATGTTTCCATAACCACTGGAGGCCAAACTCCAAGATGCGTCGCTCAAGGTCGATTCCTTACAGTGATCTATCATGACAAGACTGCTGGGGAATCGATTAGATCCCGGCAGATTGATATCAGCTCACCCGATAGTTTTGCGACCGCCACGGTTATTGTTTCCGATATTTCATCAACTGGTTTTTTGGATGTTTCCGCATATGACCCAAACTATAACGATGCGGTCATGGCATACACCGACAGCTCTTCGACGGTAAAGGTTTGTTTTATTACGGAGACAGGAGCACTTGGTCAGGGAAGTAATGGATACCCCGACAGAATTACGATATCAACCCAGGCCGAGGACGCAATCACGATCTATTGCGATTATACGACCAGCACCGATCTTTTTGTTGCACTTTCCAAAAATTCCGACAGCTCAGGGTTAAAGGTTTACCGATATGCATCAGATTTTTCTGCAGTAGCTAACGCCGCTGGAGGAGATGCAACCGAGATTAAGCGAATCGGTATGTGTTTCAATGCAGATGGAAACCTGGATATTTACTATGAACACTCTGCTGCTCAGACCTACAATCATCTTTTAAATAAGCGAGTTTTTACACTCTCAAGCAATTCCCTCGGGAGTGCAGTTGTCGTCATGCGATCGGTCGGTCTGGTATCAAGACCTTTCCTCTACAGCGGGACCACATACATCTGGGTCCTTCATTCAAGCTCCCTGCAGCCTACCTATTTCCTCATAGATTCCTCCGGGTTGGTACTTGGCAAATATAAGCAGTCCACCTCCGGAGCGTTCCCGACCAGGCCGATCCCAACATCACTGACAAATATAACAGCAGGGATCTTTGAGCTCCCGGTTCAGGTCGTCACCAGGTTGGAATCCAGAGATAACGATGTTTATGGATTGAAGGGACTTTCCAGGATCAAAGCAGATTTTGTCGGTGGAAGAACTTTTTTAAACCGCGAGCTGGGAGAGGTGCTGAACCTCGGCGGGGGGTTCCTGAGCAGCTACGATTCCCAGGTCATCGATGAGCTCGGATTTCATATCTACCCGGAAAACGTCACGGTAGGAACAGCGACCAGCGGCGGATCTCTAGTCAATGGGACTTATTCTTATAAAGTCATTTATTCGTACACTGATGCAAAAGGACATATTCATCAGAGCTCTCCTTCAGTGGGCGTGTCAAAAGAAGCAACCGGTTCCAATGCTTCAATCCATACATTAACAATCCCGACACTTAGGATCACTGATCATGCAGCAGTCACGATCGAAGTCTACCGGACAATTGCTGGACCTGGTTCGATTTATTACAAGATTGGAACGGTCGCAAATAGCACCTCAGCTGATACCGTAAGCTTTGCAGATAGCGGGGCAATAACGGACGCGGACCTGGTTGCAAAGCAATCTCTCTACACGACCGGGAACGTCCTGGCAAACATAGCTCCCCCGGCAACCTCGGTGCTTGGTGTATTTGGGCAGCGTCTTTTCGCTGTAAGCTCGGAAAATCCCCAGCAGCTTTATTACAGTCAGAAAACAACCGGAAACGCGGCAATCAAATTCTCAGACGTTTTCAAAATTACAGTTCCAGAAGCTAAGGGAATCACCGGGATCCAGGCAATGGATGAAAAGCTGATCCTGTTTGAAGACAATCGGATCTTTTCCCTGACCGGTCAGGGACCGACGCCGACCGGCGACCAGAATGATTTTAGTGAGCCTTCCCTAGTCACTTCGGATGCAGGCTGCATCGATCCCAGGTCGATCGTCTTGATTCCCATCGGGATCCTTTTCCAATCAAACAAGGGGATTTATCTGCTTTCGCGATCGCTGGAAACAAAATACATCGGTGCTCCGGTTGAAGCGTTTAACAACCAAACCATCACCTCAGCAAAATTACTCCAGGATCAGAACCAGGTCCGCCTCCTCAGCTCGGATGGTACGACACTGGTCTATGATTATTTTTTCAATAAATGGAGCACGTTTTCCGATCACCAGGGGAACGGTGCAACGGTTTGGGAAAAGAATGGGAACTATGTCTATCTCAGGACCGATGGTCAGGTGTGGCAGCAAAGCACCAGCTACACTGACGACGGTGCCAGGTTCCCTCTAAAACTGACGACCGCCTGGATTAAGACGAACAACATTCAAGGCCTGCAGAGATGCCGAAAAGCCTTTGTCCTGGGCGATTATAAATCGAAACACAACCTCCGGGTTCAGGTCGGTTACAACTATGAAAATTTTTATAGGGAAACCCACAATTTTAACTACAGCACCGATCTCGGAATCACTTTTTTTGGTGACGAAAATCCATTTGGAAGCGAAGTCTTTGGCGGCGGATCGAGCGACGTCGTCGATGGCGTTTATCAGTTTCGGATGAACCTGGCGAATCAAAAATGCGAATCCATCCGGTTCTCAATCGAGGATGGTGAAGATGCAGGATCGACTTTCCCGGAAGCTGGACAAAGCTATTCAATTTCGAATTTGATGCTGGAGATCGGCATGAAGCCTACTGGCATGAAACTACCCAAACAAAAGCTTAACTGATGGATAATTTTCAAGTCCTGCGAGATATGAAACCGGAGGAGCTGCAGGAGCTCCTGAACATCTACCGAGCAAAAAATGAAGGTTTGACCCTCGGCGGTCAGATGCATAAACCGGTCATGGTGAACACGATGGAGGAATCGCTTCTCGCCTCCCTGCCGAATACGTCAGGCCAAATCGATCCCATGACCGGACTACGGAGTTTTAATGATAACGGCAACGGAAACGGAAACGGTGATGATGATGATGATGGTGGTGGTGGTGGTTATGACGAAAGTAAAGATTCTGATCGGCTAGGAGGAGACACTCATGACACGCCGCCAAGTGATGGTATGTCTGAAATAGAAAGGCATCATCAAAATTATCTTAAATCTTTAGAGCAACAGGGAAGTGGCGACAACAACAACCAACCTCCGCCTCCTCCTCCAAAATACAAGGACAAGCTAGGTCGGGAATATAACACTCAGGCGGAAGCCAATGCTGCCAATGTTGAAATCGATGACGAGCGATCAAGTCTTGCAGGGAACTGGGGGGCCATCACCATCGATGATGACTTTGATTCCAAGAAATCAGAAGCAGGGACCTTCAAGCATCTTCCGGAATCTGAAATCCGTGCTCACTGGGATAAGCAGATGGCAGCTGCTCAAAAAGAAGCAGCAAACCAGGTCGTTGAAGCAGGGCAGGACCTTTACAATCAGCTGATGCTGAAAGATGAAAACGGCAACTACATTAACCTGAATAAAACCTACCAGCAATTTGTTGCAGATGGCGGAACAATGGCTGGGACCTATGCGCGTTTAGGAACCAGGACCATTGAAGGACTTTGGAACATGGCCCGGGAAAAGGCACAACGGTTTGAAGCTTTCGAGCTCACGCCTGAAGAAATTCAGCAGTTTTCCAGGGACGCTATTCAGGTCACTGGCAAGGTTGATGATGCAACCCGAGACGATATCGCAGCACCAACGCCGATAGAAGCACCGACGATTCAAGCACCTGAAGAGGTTACCCAGACAACAATTGGAGAATTCGGATTTGATCGTGATACCGACGAAGTCCTTTATGACCGTCAATTTACTGACAAGGTCCGAGGAAAATCGGATCAGCTGTTCGAAGTCCTTTATGAGACGATCATGGGCCGAAGGGATTCCCCAGCCCAGCAGCAGGCCAGGAGAGAATCTGAAAATCTGATGAAGTCCTTCCTGAGCGCGATCGCTGGAACCGAGGCTGCTCCGGAGAAACGAAGACAACTTCAGACAGCATGGGCCGAGCAGGGAAATATTCTGATCCGCGATACTGCTGCACTTCGATCCCAGGAAGAAGCAGCTGCACGTCAGCAAATGCTCCAGCTGATCGAGATCGATGGTGGCAGGGAGGCAAAGCTTGCTCTCGCTGATCTGGAAGCAAGACGTCAGGAAGCTTTTAAGAATGCAGATCTGGACCAGGTCCGGAAGATTGGCAATGCTCAGATGAAGCTGACCTCAGTCCTAGCCGAAGCAGATACGGAGCTCAAAGCAAGACTCGCAAACCTTGAAGCTGAGAAACAAGTTGCCATCAAAAACGGTGAGCTCGAGGTTGCAACCGAGCTGGCAAATATGCAGAAGAATCTTACCATTGCGACGATCAACGCGGAGCTCGCGATCAAGTCTCGGGGCATGGACGACGCCCTTGCCATTGAAGCCTACCGTGGGAAAAAAGAATTCTATGGTCTTGAAGTTAAAATCGACCTGGCTCAGATGGAAGCAGATCTCAAGATGATGGGATTTGAGCTGACCAGGGATCTGGCAGAGATGGATAACGCGACAAGACGATATATTGCAGAACTGACCGGGCAATGGAAAGCAGCTGCTAATGATACCAATCGACAAGGGACTATTTTAAACATGATTGCAACCGGCATAGCTGCATACGCGAAGATGAGTTCCGACGAACGGATGAAGCAGAACATTAGCTCTGGAGATCGGGAGATCGAGCAGTTCCTTGATGCGATTGATGCATATCAATACGAGTATAAGGATCCAAAAGCGATCGGTAGAGACTCTGGACTGTTGATAGGAATCATGGCCCAGGATGCCGAGCGCGGGGGGCCGATGGGGAATGCCATGGTTTCAAATGGACCTCGCGGGAAGCAGCTTGATATGAACCAGGGTCTTGCAGCAGTCATGGCCGCTCAGGCGAATCTGCATAAACGAACGAAGCAGCTCGAAGGGAGGGCGTGATGGCAGAAACTTTTCGGTTTGAAGCTGGCGGCACTGAAAGCCAAAGGCGGATGCTGTATGAGCAGCTTAATCAAAGAAATCTTTTTGATCCTGCCAATGTAGATCGAGACCGGCAGCTCCTAGATGAATTCGGCCCTTGGGAGCAATATTCAGCTCCAGCTGAAACCGTTCAACCATCTGCCCCGGTTGCTGAGGAAAACCAGTATATCAACTGGGCCATGGATGCTTTCCCGGATCCGACCCAGGAAGAATACGACAAAGCAGCTGGACAGATAGCGCGGAAAGAACAATTTCTTGACCGCGGATTTGACCGATCTGAGACAATCGGGATTAATCGATTGAACAGAATGCTCGGCCCCGATCTTATGGAGGAAGAGACGACCGTCGAAACCCCGGAAGTAGATTCCAATTTAACTGCTGTAGCCCAGAAAACAACTCTTCCACCTCGCCCAGACGAACCTGGCAAATTAGAACAAATTGTATTTGATAGCAAAACAACTGAGGGAAAAAAAGAAGAAGAACGTCTGAAGGATCCTAAGCCAGAACCAGATCCCATGCAGGACGTCGAGATCGTTGAGGAGGAAGTGGTCGAGGAACCAGGTTCCATGCCGGTTGATATGAAGCAAACCGATGGATACCTGGAAGGGAAAAACATCGTCAGCATTTCGGATCCCTATGGTTATGGACTCGAAACCTATGACGGCGTCATTGATAAATTGATGGAGCTCCAGGATATCTATGAAGGTGATGAATTCACCGAGGGATCCTTTTATTTTTTTGAGACTGAAAAACAGAACTACGTCAATCTCGCCAATGACATAAAGAATGAAATCGATACATACGAAGACAGCATCAACGCGATCGCTGAAGAAAAGCCAGGTCCTGCGATAACCGGAGCAAATAAGTTTTGGGCGGTCATTGCAGCTGCTCTCGGAGCTGGTGCTGCATCCATAACAGGGACGCCAAACTTCGCTCTCCAGATCATCAACAAAACCATCGATGATCACCTGGCAAAATTTAAAGACGACCGGGATTTCCGACAGAAGTCTGCAGAACGGCAGCAGCTGAATCTGATCCAGGAACGCGGCAGGATGCTTCAG